TGCGCCAGTATTCCAAATCTAACCCGCCCCGGGTTGATGAGGATGGTGCTAGCTCATCGTCGAGTTGGAAACCTTTGGATGATGATGAGGGTTGTGATTATTCCGTTGATTCAGTGGACACTGAAGATGAGGAAGAACCTGAGTTTACTGCACAGATGCCGTCTTTTGCTCATTTTGCCACTTCTCCTCTCAGCCTTATCCTGTTGAAGTTTATGGTTCCCTCCGACTTCGCTTGGGCTACTGTCCTTTATGTTGCCTTTGGAAGTTGGATGTGGTGGTTTGGTGTTGGCTTATCCATCTTTTCTGTCATTGGATTAGCCACGTCGCGTGCGTATGAATTTCAAGGGAGGATGAAACGCCGCGTGTCTGCCTTGATGCTGGTTGCTGCGGGTGGTTTGATGTATACAGGGTGGAGAATTCTTTCGAAAGACCGCGAGGCAAATGGCACAAAATTGGTGGATTCTGAGCAGACTAAGAGTGAAGCACAGAGTCCCATGCGTCAAGCTGTTGTGAGACCTGCGCGAGTTCCCGTTGTACCCAAAACTTTCGCTGGTTCTGCCCAGATGCCTGATGCCAAGAATATCCGTTCTCATGCCATTATCCTCTATGAGGGTATGCCATTTAATGCCATTGGTATTTCCGGGAGAACCCTTTTAACCTTTGGTCACATGAGATATTGTTTTGAGGTTATTGGTGTCAAACAATTTTCTCTGCTCATTGGTGGTCAGTCATTTGATGTTAGTGACTATGAGCTCGTGCCTATTGAGGGTTTTGACTTGTGTCTTGTCAAGATTAAGACTTTCAATGTACCGGAGTTTCCGAATATTGTTAACAAGTTTTTGACGGAAGAACAGGTTAATTCCAATTGGTTTGCCGGTAATATTTTCTTGCAACGGGTTGTTGGTTCTAACGCGATGTTTCATCATTTGAATCAGTTCCGTAAGTATGACACATCTACTTATCAGGCTTCGTTCATCCATGATGGTAAAACTCACACGCGGATGATTGAGCCCACGAATTCTCTTTATGGAGGTGTCTTGAATACGGTCCGTGGTGATTGTGGTTTCATGTATGTTGTTGATTGGAATCAGCCACAATGTTATCTTGGGCTTCATACGGCAGGTGATGTTAAGGCCGGTCTGGCTTGCTTCCATATCATCACACAGGAGATGCTTAAGGAATGGATTGAGATCTACAAACCTCCCATACAACGAACGCTTGTGGATAATGAGTATGTCGAGGTACAGGAGTTTGAAGGTGAGGGACAAATGTGTTTATATCCTGAGTACTCCGTCTCCCA